ACTTCACGGAAGTGGAGTAAGATTTGACATCAATGAAAGAAACCCCGATCAACTTAATATTTTAAATTCCAATACAGCATGGATCAAGTTAGCTTCAGGCGTTTCTATTGATGATGATGAAAGGTTAAAAAGTTTAGGTTTTTCTTCATCTGAACGAGCTTCACTTTTAGGAATGGGGTTGGCTAAAAAATATGTTTTGTATGCTGGAACTTCTGCTTATGAAAATGGTAAATTAAATCAAAGACAAGGCTTTAGTGCTTCATTTAATGATTCTTTAAATAGTTCTTATATCTACAGTAGAAACCCAACTGAAGCTGGTCTTTATAGAGGCGACTCAGGTTATGCCCCTATGCCTGGTATTATAAGTGCTGAAATAAAATCATTAAATCGTGGTTCATTAGAAAAAGCATTTATTAAAATTAAAGCACAAAATCGTCAACAACTTGATATTTTAGATGTTTTATATATGAGATTAGGTTACACTGTTCTTTTAGAATGGGGTAATAGTCTTTATACTGATAACGGAGTAAGTAAGCAAGTTGTTCGAAATACTGCTATTGAAGATCATTTCTTTAAATATGAAGGTAAACGATCATACCTAGATTTTTTAGGCTTACTTGAAGGTGAAAACCTAATTGAAGAATACCGCACCAAATACTCAGGAAACTGTGATGGTATGTTAGCAATAATATCTAACTTTAGTTGGACATTTAATCCTGATGGTTCTTATGATATAGATTTAACTTTAATTAGTTTAGGTGATGTAATTGAATCCTTAAAAACCAATTTATCAGTAAATAGTAGTTTTAGATCATTTATTAATGATAATCTTACAAATAATCCTACAGTTCCTATAATAGAAAATAATAAGGATTTAAATAGTATTAATACTATGTTATGGTTATTTACTGCTTTTGGTGAAACCCAAGATTCTATTAGTATTGATGAACAAGAAGTAGGTAAATTTTTAAAACGAGGTAAAACTACTATTAATAATAGAACAGGAACATATGAAATTTATCAAAAAGGAATCTATGAAGCTCAATTTACTTTAATATCAACTCAAACTTTCACTTCCCTTGACCCAGATGATAATGCTGAAAAATATTTAATAGATAAATTTCATTCATATGAACAATATGCTTCTGTGGGGCCAAGCACAGATGGAACTCCTATAAATGGATATGTTATTGAACGTATTAATGCTAAAAAAACATTACTTGAATATAAAAAAGTTGTAACAGGAACATTTTCTGGGTTTCCTATTAAGACATATCAACTATATTATAAAAGAATTTCATTAACTACCGATACTTCTATTGACAATCCAATTGGAGAAGCCCCACATCACGTTGCTTTTAAACTAAATACAACCACCCCAAATTATTATTTGCGATTTGATTATTTACTTCAATTTATCCAAGAAAATATTATACCTGAAATTGTTGCAACTCCTACAAATGCCCCCTTATTTAACATAGATTATTATAGATGGGGAAGTTTTATGTACTCCCTCCCTAACCAAATCTCTTTAGACCCCTCAGTATGTTTAGTTAGAAATAATTCATTTAGATTAACTAATAAAAATTCTCGAGTACTTCCCGAAGCTTCATATTTTAGATTAGCAGACAAAGGAAGTACTGAAAATCAAAACGCTGCTTACCCTTTAAACATTTACTTAAATTTTCAGTTTATTATAAGTTCATTAAAAAATAATCAAAACGAAAAAGGAGATGTTAACTTATATGGCTTTATTTCTACTTTATGTACTGGGTTAAATAAAGCTTTAGGAGGCATTAATAATCTAGAACCAATCATTAATAAAGATTCTAACACTTTAACTATTATTGATTCTACCCCTATTCCAGGAATTACAGCTCCTGAAAATGATTCATATAAGTTAATGTTATATGGTTATAAAGGAACTAATTATGATGAAAATTATGAATCATATACAACATATGAATCTAATTTTATTCGAAATATAGACCTTAAAACAACTATTACTCCTGATTATGCTACAATGGTTACTGTTGGAGCAACAGCAAATGGGTATGTTAAAGGAACAGAAGCAACAGCCTTTTCAGTTTGGAATAAAGGCATTGTTGACAGATTTAAATATGACTTAATTTCCCCCTCCCCAAACACTACTCAAACAACAACCTCAGGAAGTAATGAAGCTGAAACTAACTATGTTAATGAATATTTAGCTAAACGTACTGAATGTTATGGATTTAATGGTAACCTTTATGGTACCTTAGGAGATATTGATGCTGATATAGTAGGAAAAAATATTTCTATAGTTACTGAATTTTATAAATACCTAATTGCTAAAAATAGTAAAAAAACTATTCAAGCAGGAACAATTGGATTTATTCCATTTAAACTTGGAATCACAATGGATGGTATTTCTGGAATTAAAATATATAATAAACTTAATGTAAATTCTGAATTTTTACCTACTCGATATGGTGACACTTTAAACTTTATCATTACTGGAGTTAACCATAGATTACAAAATAATGATTGGGAAACTAATTTAGATACTATTGTAATCCCTAAAACTAGTAAAATAGATTCATTAGGTATTGACTTTGCAGCTATTATAAAAAGCGCTGGAGGATGTTCTCTTCAATTCCCTGCAGAGGTTGTAGATAAAAGATTAACTCTTAAAGAAGCAAAATCACAAGCAAAAAATATGTTCCCTACTCTTAGTAATAGAGCTATAGCAGCTTTATTAGGACATTTACAAGCTGAGTCTCAATTTAACCCAACTGCCCGAAATGAAGAAGGTGGAGGGTGTGGTGCTTTTGGTATAGCACAATGGAGAGGGGCTAGATTAGAAAAATTATTTGCTTTTGCAAAATCTAAAGGAAAACCAGTAGATGATTTTACTACTCAATTAGAATTTGTAAAAAGAGAATTAACTACTGGAAGAAGTTATTTAAAAACAGTTTGGAAAATTCTTAATAGCCCTCAAAATCTTTCCCTTTACCAATTAGGCTCAGTAGTTCATTTAACATATGGACTTAGCCCTTCTAATAACCCTGAATCTGAGTTAAGAGATAATAACAATTACAAATACAAATTAATCTCTAGCTTAGAAATTTGGACAGAAGTATATAACAGATTAGGAGGCCTAAACCCAGAATATATCCCAGATAGATACCGATATATGCAAACTGCAGAAAATTTTGATACTAGCAATACAAATTAATTATAAATGTATTATCCTAAATCCCAAATAAAACCTAATTTATATACCAATGGTAGAGAATATGCTCTTTCTACTACTGGAGAAGAATATATTGGATATTACTATTTAACTTCTACTGGGCAAAAATATACTGGGAAAAATCCTCAACAAGGCCCAAATGTATTATTACAAACTATTCAAACTTCTTCTGATGTTTCTCCTTTTACTAGTCCATTAAATATAAGCCCATTAGCATCATCTCCATCCCCAACATTACCTATTAGAGCAATTCCCCAATTTAATCCAAATATTCCAACTCAACAAGAAAAACAAAACGGACAATATGCAAGATATTTCTGTAAACGAAATAATGAGTTAAAATATATTGAAATTAATTTAGACACATTTACCCTTTTATCCACCCAATCACCCCAAATTGCTTGGGACCTTTATACCCCAGCATCCGTACTTTGGCAAATCCAAGGCAACAAAAATACAGTATATGCTTCAAACCAAGCATCTGTTTCTTTAATTGAAAAAAACCTACAATGGTACGGATTTTCTCAATACTTTAAAGGTGATTTCTTAAAATATTACTTGGGTTCCTAAAAATAAATTAGCATCTTTACAGCATGTACTGGCTGATAGAAGATCCTAAACATATTGAATTACTCGCAAGTTTAAAACATGAAATTGCTTATGTTGAGGTAATACCCAACTCACATAACTTACATGCTGTTGAAAACGGTGTGTGTGCTTTATATATTCGCCCAAAAAACGATACAAAAGGATATATTATTCCAATAAACCATAGCGAAACAATAAATTCAACTATAGAGGATTGTTTAAAAGTATTAAACAGTATAAAATGTATTTCCGTAAGGGATAGAAAAGAGTTTTTACATTATTTTGCCCTTAAGCATTGTACCCAACCCTCACCCTCCCCCAATACGTATATACCTCAACCAACAACAGCTCACACACAATTGTACAACAGGTATCCGGAAATACAAAATCTAAACACAATTGTACCGATTGTAAAACACTATGAGGTATGTGAGCAAAACTTTGCAAATTACGAAAAAATAAGATTTAACTCGTTTTACAATAAGGCGGCATTAGTGTTTAATCAATTAGAACGAGCGGGTATAAAAGTAGACCAAGCGTTATTTGAACAGTACTTTGATAGAGAAGCAAACGAGTTTATCTACACGCACTATAACCTAAATACATTAACAACAAGACCATCAAATACTTTTAATAACATAAATTTTTCAGCATTAAATAAAGACAATGGAGAGAGAAAATGTTTTATACCGCGCAACAGTGCGTTTTTGGAAATGGATATTAGTGCTTATCACCCTACCCTTCTTGCTAATCTTCTTGACTATACTTTCGATAGTAGTGATATTCATGGGAGTTTTGCTAAAATGTATAATGTGGATTACGCCAAAGCAAAAGAAATCACATTTAAACAATTATATGGAGGAGTTTGGAAAGAATATCAAGGACTCGAGTTCTTTCAAAAAGTAATAGCATATACGGACGACTTGTGGGAAACATTTAATTATGCGGGACATATCAAATGTCCAATTTCAGATTATAAGTTTTACAACAACGAACTGGAAAATATGAACCCACAAAAGTTGTTAAATTACGTGTTACAAAACTTGGAGACCGCAAATAACGTTAATATATTATATGAAATATTTAAAATATTGCGCGGGAAAAATACTAAACTCGTGTTATATGTTTACGATTCGTTTTTATTTGATTATGATGAAAGTGAGCCGGACGTAATACTTCAAATATTAGGAATATTTAACAAATATAAATTACAAGTTAAAATTAAAAAAGGCACAAACTACGATAATATTAAATAAAAGTTATGTATAACACTTTGGAACAACCTCGTCATATGTATAATCAATTCGATTATGATTTTACATTTGATACGTTATTAATGAATAATAGACTGTTTTGCACATTTACTTCCTTGGATGATTTAGAGGCGTTGGTAGGAGAGCTGTCAAGACGCTATTCTATTATGTATAATAAAATGTTTGTGTTGCATGTTAAAAGCAACAACGAATATGTTATCACATACAATGTTGATCAAGGTAATGTTAATGATATCCCTGACAATACAATTTTAGTTCATAGAAAAAAGGAATCAAACACATTATATACTATAAACGCCTTAAACGAACTTATTAAAAAACTTAATGGCGGAGTAGTTGATACTCATTTCCCAGTAAACTGGCAACACTACAGAAATTGTATATTGTTAACTCAACACAATGAGATAAAGCAATTAAACACAAAGATTTTTAAAATAGTTGAATTGTGAAATTAATAGAATTATTAAAGGAAATTCAAGTTGTCCCCCCTAGAAAAGATGTATTGTGGGGATGGAATGCAGATAGTAATTTTACTGGATTAGTTAAAGTAAGAGGATTTAAAACATCCCAAGAAGCATTAGACAAAATAAATAAAATCTTAAAACTTGATATTGAAGGAAAATATCCATATAAAATGGATTCATATGTAGATAATCCTTCATATGTTTATTTATCGGATGATGGTCGAGCAGTATTTGTGAAAGATTTATCCTCTTTTTATGAAGGCTGGAAAACCGAAGAAGACTGGGGAGTTGCAGAGTGGCTAATAAAATCCCCAGTTATTTATTAAAATCATTTGGTTTATTAAATAAAGGTTTGTATATTTAAGTTGTAAACAAATAAAATAGTTATATTATGAATTTAGATGCAATCAAGAAAAAACTTGAGTCAATGCAAAAACAACCCTCATCAGGTGGTGGCTCAAACAACCAAACAAAGCGCTTTAAACCGCAAGTTGGTAAACAAACGGTTCGTGTTGTTCCTTTCAAATACAACAAAGACTTC